GACGAGCGGGCTGATGCGGTAATACATGACCGCCTCGAAGGTTTCTGGTGATAATTCGATCCGATCGATCAGTTGGTGGATCGCATCGCGTAACCCGTCCGGGTTGTCGTTCAGATCATTCAGAATGCTTCGAAGCAGTCGGCGCACGGTGTCTGGCGTGATGTTTGCACACGCCTTCATCGCCGCCCTTTCCGATTCCAGCGACGCCAGCTTGCCCTCGATGCCGTCGCGCTCCTTCTCCAACGATTCGATTTGCCGCAGCAACGCCGCTTGAGCCGTTGTCTCGGTCAAGAGGTCAGCCAGCTTGGCGGTCTTCTTGTCGATCTCAGTCATCCGACGCTTTAAAGCACCACGGTCTGTCGCCGATTTCTCGCGCTCCTTCGACAGCCGCTGAAAGTGTTCCGCAATGGCTCCGGCGAGGTCATCTCCCTCCAGGGCGCGCATCACTTCTGCAACGACGGCGCGATCGACGCTGTCGGCCTGTACCCTCGCACCCTTGCCCAGGCGGTATGCTCCAGAGCAACCAGTACACCATGCTGAAGGTCAAGGCGGCACAACTCGCCTGGAACGAGGGCATTTCGGCGACCACAGCCCTGCAGAAGATCGAAGCGCTGCAGATCGCCGAAAGCGACAAGGCAGTGAAGGATTTCTCGACACGTCTCGAGGAGGAGAACCGCCACCTGCTCGACGCCCGCGGCGCCATCGGACTCTATGGCATCGAACTCGATGCCTACACCCTGCGCGAGCAGCGGCGTGCTGAAGTCATGGCACGGATCAACCAGTTGGAGGCGGCCGGCAAGCCGCTGACCGATGCCGCGCGCGACGCCCTGCTGCAGGAGGCCGATGCCGCAGCCAAGGTGGCCGAAGCCATCCTGCGGCAGAACGATGCGCTGTCGCGCACCTACGAGGTCGGCGCCAAGCGGGCGTTTGACACCTACATGGACACGGCGACGAATGCCGCGAAAACCGCCGAAGAGCAATTCACCAACGCTTATCGCGGCATCCAGGGCGCTATGGCGGACTTCCTGTTCAACCCGTTCGAGAAGGGCGTCAAGGGGATGCTGGCGAGCTTCGGCACCATGCTGCAGCGGATGATCGCCGATGCGGTCGCTGCGGATCTCGGTAGGCGGCTGTTCGGCGCGATCGGCACGCCAACGAGCGGCGGCTGGTTGTCGAGCCTGATGCAGGCGCTCGGGATGGGCGGCACGGGAACTACTGCTGCGGTGGCGAGCGCGATGCCCGGCGACTCGCTCGACAACCTGTTCGCGCTGACCGGCAACTTCGCGTCGTTTGCCGTCGGCACCGACTACGTGCCACGCGACATGATTGCGCAGATCCACCAGGGCGAGCGGATCGTCCCTGCGGCGCAGAACACCGGCGCCAGCGGCCAGCCGATCCAGATCACTGTGCACGTCAATGGCAACAGCAGCGCGCCGGATGTGCGCCGGGCCGCCGGCCAGGGCGCGAGAGAAGCGATGGCGGCGCTGATGGGAGCCCGGCGCTATGTCTAACTTCCTTGAAGAGCGGTTTCCCGTAGACGTGCGTCTCGGCATGTCCTATGCCGACGACTACACGGTCCTGATCACCACCACGGCCGGCGGTGCCGAGTATCGCAAGCTCGTCCAACCCTTTCCGGTACGCTCGTTTCACGTCAACTTCACGACCGACCAGGCGGATCTGTGGGCGCGCGTGCTCGCCCTCTATCACCGCGCCTACGGCAAGTTCGCCGGTTTCCGCGTCAAATGCCTGGACGACTTCAGCACCAACGGACTGACCGGCGTGCCGACGCCGACCGACGAAGTGCTGGCGAACTCGGCGAGCGGCATCTACCAGTTGCGCAATTTCTACGGCACCAACGGCACGGCCTTGGCGGGTGTGGGCTATCCCTGGCGCAATCTCTACAAGCCGGTGGCTGGCACCGTCGTCGCGGCCAAGAACGGCGTGACGATCAGTTCCGGGCTGACCGTCGACACCACGACCGGCCTGATCACGATCTCACCGGCGCCATTGATCACCGACACGATCACCGCGGGTTGCCAGTTCGACATTCCCTGTCGCTTCAATTCACAGATCGAGGTCACGTCCATCGATGTCGCCATCCGGGATTGTGGGTCGATCGACATCATCGAATTGCTGCAGCCATGAAATCCGCCGTCGCCGACTACCGCTATCGCGTCCTGTGTCTGCGCATCGTGCCGACCGTGGGCAGCTCGATCTATCTCACCGACCATCCGCGGGATCTCGTGATGGGCGGCCACACGTATTTGTCTACAGCCGGCTACCAATCCACCGGCACCACGGCGACAGATGACTTCTCGCCGGCATCTCTCGACATTGAGGGCATTGCCGGCGCATCCGGGGTGACCCGATCAGCGGTCGGCAGTGGCCTGTTCGACGGCGCCAGATGCTATGTCTTCGCGACGTCGTGGATTGCGCCCCTCGAGGACGAGGAACCGGTAGTCGCCGGCATCTTCGGCAAGGCGACGCTCCTTGATCACCGGTTCCAGATCGGCGGCGTGTCGCTGATCGACGCGCTCAACCAGACCGTCGGCCAGACCTATGGCGCGCAGTGCCCGAAGGTGTTCTGCGGCACCGAGTACGCCGGCTGCGGCGTTTCGCTGGCGGCCAACACCGTCACCGGCACCCTGACCAGCGTCACCAGTGCGTCGGTCTTCCGCGATGCGGTCCGAGAGGAAGCGGCGGATACCTTCGGCGCCGGGACGATCCGGTTCACTTCGGGGCCGAATGCGGGCCTAAAGGCGCTGGAGATCAAGAGTTTCTCCGGCGGCACGATCACCACCTTCGAACCCTTCTACTACCTGCCCGCGATTGGCAACAGCTACAGCATGGTGCGCGGCTGCCGCAAGCGCCTGGCCGATTGCCAGGCCCGATGGAACGGCTCCGCGACCTACTCCAACGTGGCGAACTTCGGCGGCTTCCCCTGGATTCCCACCGGCAGCACCTATGCGCAAGTCGGACAGGGCGGCTGATGACGCTCGACAGGCTCCTCACTGCCGCGCGGCAGTGCCTTGGCACGCCCTTTCGTCATCAGGGCCGGCGGGTCGGCGTTGGGCTCGATTGTGCTGGCGTGGCAATCCACATCGCGACGCAACTGGGCCACGAAGTCATCGATCTTCCGGCCTACGGCCGCACGCCGGCGCACGGGCAGCTCGAAGCCCTGCTCGAGGCACAGCCCTGTCTCAGACTCATCGACGACCTTCCCTGCAGCGCGAAGGCCCGGCCGGGGGATCTCCTGCTGATGCGCTTTGCGAGCGACCCGCAGCACCTGGCCATTCTCACCGACCAGCAGACGATCGTGCATGCGTATGAATCGGTCGGGACTTGCTGTGAGCATCGCCTCTCACCGACCTGGGCGGCCCGCATCGTACGCGTCTATCGTTTCCGGGAGATGACATGAGCAGCGGCGGACAGGTGCTTGGCGGTGTCGTCGGGGCCGTCGCCGGGTTCTTCCTGGGCGGCGGCCCGACCGGTGCGGTGTACGGCGCGCAGATCGGGATGATGGCCGGTGGCTACCTCGATCCGCCCAAGGGGCCGACCGTCAATGGTCCTCGCCTCGACGACCTGTCGGTGCAGACCAGCACCTATGGTGCGGTCATCCCGCGCGTCTACGGCACAGTGACGGTCAATGGCAACGTCTTCTGGCTGGAGAACAACCGCCTGAAGGAGACCGTCACCAGGAAGAAATCCGGTGGCAAGGGCGGCGGCAGCAAGACGACGACGCGCACCTATACCTACTCGGCGACTTTCGCGGTGGGGCTGTGCAAGGGGCCGATCGCCGGTGTGCGGCGCATCTGGGTCGGGCCGGATCTGATCTATGACGCCGGATCGAGTGATTCCAACACGATCGCCGCCAGCAATGCGGCGGCGACGGGATTCAAGGTCTACCTCGGCACCGACACGCAGGCTCCGGATGCGCGCATCCAGGCGACGCTGGGGGTGGCCAACACGCCGGCCTGGCGTGGTCTCGCCTACCTCGTGTTCTATGATCTCGGCCTGGCGCGGTACGCCAACAGTCTGGCCGGGGCGCAGGTGCGGGTGGAGATCCTGCAGCTGGGAACGGTGAACACCTACGTCGCGACCCGGTACGACATGCCGACCGCGTCAAAGCACGTGTTCACGGCGTGGAACGGTTCGGTCTTTGTGCGCCTGGCGCACTTCAACAACAACGTCTGGGTTTCTCCGGATGCGATCACCTGGACACAGTACGCCGCAGGGTTCGGCGCCAGCTGCTTCTGGCAGGGTCTGGTCTGGGGCAATGGGCTCTTCGTCGCACCGAGCTATCAAAGCGGGATGCCGGTCTGGACGTCGCCGGACGGGGTCACCTGGACGTCCAACGCCAATCCGACGGGAAACGGTCCCATCGCCTTCGGCAACAATACCTTCGTGATTGGTTGCGCCAACGGCTCGCAGTGCACGACCAGCACGAGCGGGACCTCCTGGACCGCGGTGACGCTGCCTTTCAACTCCGGCGGCAACGGGTCGAAGGTGCTTCACAACGGCACGACCTTCCTGATCTGGATGAACGCCATCAACCGGGTCATGGTGTCGACCACGGGCGGCACCGGAACCTGGAGCGGGGGCGCGCCGAACGGCGTCGCTCTGAGCAATCACAACCACGGGGTGGTCAAGAACGGTGTCTTCTTCCTGGGCTCGAACGGTGGCATTGCGGCCAAGAGTTCCCCGGATGGCGTCACCTGGACCGACCTGGCGGTGATCCCGGCGTCCCAGTCGATGGGCGCAGACAACAACAACTTTCTCTGTTTCGGCAACGACCGTTTCTACGCGTCTCCGACAGGGGCTGCCGGGACCTGGACGCTTTACCAGACTTTGGTCAATACGATGCCCTATGTCGGCGATTGCTGGAACGGTGCCTTCCATTCCGTTTGTTCCCAGGATGCTGCTTACGCCTACCGCATCGTTCCGACGTTTGTCTCGCCGATCTTCCCAAGCCTCGACGCGGTCGTTTCTGCGGAGTGCCTGCAATCAGGCTTGCTGACCAGCGGCGACATCGACGTCACTGCGCTGGCTTCGCAGCAGGTCAGGGGTTACCGGATCGGCAGCGTCGGGGCGATCCGGGCGGCGCTCGAACCGCTGCAGGCAGCCTGGCCGTTCGATGTGGTCCAGCATGGGTACCAGATCAAGTTCGTGGCTCGGGGTGGGGCGTCGGTCGTCACCATCCCTGCTGCAGACCTGGACGCGCGCGGGGCTGGTCAGGAGCCTGGCGTGCAGATCACGACCAGCCGGGAGATGGACAGCCAATTGCCGCGTCGTGTGACGGTTCAGCATCTCGATTATGACCGCGAGTACAACACTGGCACGCAGTACGCCGAGCGACTGAACACCGCGGCGATCAACGCCCGGGTGCTCGATCTGCCGATCGTGCTGACCGCGACCGAGGCCGCGGGAAAAGCGGAAGTGCTGCTCTATCTGTACTGGCTGGAGCGCTACGACGTGGCGGTTGCTCTGCCGCCGACGTACAACCAGGTCGAACCCGGTGACGTGGTGACGCTGGTCACGCCGGAGGGCAACGTCTCGCTGCGCCTGACCGCCATCCATTACACCAGCGACGGGCGGCTGGAGTGCCAGGCGAAATACGCCAGTGCCGCGATCTACACGCCGACCGCGGTGGGATCCTCGCCGGCATGGACCGGGCCGACCACGATCACGCCGGTGGGGGCGTCGGTGTATGTGCTGATGGACGTGCCGATGGTCAACAGCGCGCAGTCGGGGCCTTCGTTCCTGGCGGCGATGACCGGCGCGCTGGCGGGGTGGCGAGGCGGCGTGCTGACGCAATCGACCGATGCGGGCAGCACCTGGGCGAGTCTGCAGGATTTCGGGCCACCGGGGTCTTCGATGGGCACCTGTACGAACAGCATCGGCGTCGTCGAGCACCGCATGGTCGACAGCGCCAGCGTGCTGAATGTCACCCTGACGCAGGGCGCGCTCTACAGTGTGACGCAACTCGCGATGCTCGGTGGGGCGAATCACTTTGCGTACGGGGCAGACGGGCGCTGGGAGATCATCGCGGCGCAGACCTGCGCGCTGGTGAGCGGGACGAGCTACGTGCTGCAGAACCTGCTGCGCGGGCGGTTCGGCAGCGAATGGGCGATGGGGATTCACGCCGTCGGTGATGCGCTGATCCTGCTCGACACGACCGACGTGGCGGCCATCGCGATGAGCTCTGGGTCGATCGGCCTGTCGTACCTGTATCGCGGGGTGACCGTCGATCGGGACATCAGTACCGACAGCAACCGGGCCTTTGCGTACCAGGGGGTCAATCTCAGGCCGCTGTCGCCGATCGCGCTGACCGGAAACCGGGACGCCGGGAACGACTGGACGCTGACCTGGATTCGCCGCACGCGCGACGGGGGCGAGTGGCGGGACTACGTCGACGCTTCGGTTGGTGAGGCTACTGAATCCTACGCGATCGACGTCTACGCCGACGGCAGCTACACGTCGGTCAAGCGGACGATCACGGCGAGTTCGCCCTTCTGCGTCTACCCGAGCGCCGATCAGGCCAGTGACTTCGGCGCTAACCAGGCGACGCTGTATCTCAAGCTCACTCAGATCTCGGCCACCGTCGGCCGGGGATATCCCCTTACGACTTCTCTCACGAGGTAGACCATGGCCAGCAGCACCACGAATCTCGACTTGATCGCGCAATCGCAGTCGTCCAAGGAAGTCACGGCCAACGCGCTGTTCGACGCCGGCAGTCCGGCGACGCTGTTCGGCCGGCGCGCCAGTCTGTGCTCGGGGTTGAACTGGTTCTACTACGGCGGCGTGATGATGGTTGATGGCGTGCTGACAGCGATTGCCAACAACGGGGCGGCATTGGTGTTGAGTGCGTCAACCACGAATTACATCGAGGCGACGCGCGCGGGCGTGGTGTCGAAGAATACCGTGGGTTTTACCGGCGGATCGATTCCGCTCTATACCGTGGTGACCGGAGCGTCCTCGGTGACCAGCTACACGGACAACCGGGCCTGGGTGACGCCGGCCTACCTTCCAAGCAATGGCAGCGTCGCAGTGACCGCGGCCGACGTGGATCTGACAATCCCCGCCAATGCCGACAAGACGCGCTGCTCGTACGTGACGACGACCGGTGCGCTGACCGCCAATCGGAACGTCATTGTGCCGAACAGTTGGCAGGCCGTGGTGTTCTGCAACAACAGCGGGGCGTTCACCACGACGTTCAAGACGGCGGCGGGAAGCGGTGTGGTGGTCGCACAGGGGAAACGGGCTGTACTGGTCGCCGACGGCACGAACGTCGTGCGCGTGACGCCGGACACCTGATCGAGGCAACAGCAGCGTCATTCATTTCGGGAGAGGTGGTTATGCAAGACGCGCAAATCGAGCGGCGAAAGATGGTGACGCTGCCGCAGGAAGAATTCGAAGCCATCCTGGAGCGAGCGGCGGAGCGAGGCGCGCGTCATGCGCTGTCGGAGGTCGGGCTTGATGGGCCGGAGGCTGCACGCAACATCAGCGAGCTGCGAAGTCTGCTCGACGCCTTCAATGAGGCGAAGAAGACCGCGGGGCTGACGATCGTGAGGATGCTGATAACCGGCCTGGTGTTGGCGCTGCTCGCGGGGGCGTTCGTGAAGTTGAAGGTGTTTGGGGGTGGGCAGTGAGTCGTCAGCGGGGGAGCCGACGTACGAATGGTGGTGCTGATGATGAAGAAGACCGTTGAGGTCGCCGAGGAAGTGAAGGATGCGCTGTGATGAAGGTGCGAGACTTCATTGATCTGATCACGCCGGGGGCACAGGCATTGCCGAAGGTGACCGGTGTACCCGCGAGCTTCACGGTGGGCGAAGCCACGGTGGAATCGGAATGGGGTGCGTCTCAACTTGCTCGACAAGGGAAGAACCTGTTTGGCGTGAGAGCGGACCCACCGTGACACGGCGATGTCGTGGTACTCAACACACGCGAGTTGACGTGGTCTAATTTCCCTGGACACCTCGATAGGTGGATGATCCACCTTTAGAGGAGCAATTGATGAGCCAAGAACGCAAGACGTTCGACCCGAGCTTCAAGCTGCAGGTCGTTCAACTGATCAAA